CCTTCAGTGCCGGGTCGGATAAGCACCAGGCTTTGAATTCTTCCCGGCGGTTAACAAGCCCCTGCAAACGCTTGCCGCCGGAGTTCACAAAGTCCGTCAGCCGCTCGCAAACGCCCTTCCAGTCACCTGCCTGCGCGTGGCGCCAGAGGGTGGTTCTCACCTTCTGGCCTTTGCCGTTGGTGTACCAGCCCAGACCGGTGCAACCGACGTTAAATGTGCCATCGGTCATGCTTTCAAAAACCTTCTGCGGTGCAGCAGCGCCGTTAAATTCGCGGTTCGTGCACTTTTCGGCGCGCATCAGATCGTTAACCCAGCGCTCGGCAATCTCACCCTCGCCGTACTGGCGATTCTTTACCTTTGAGGTGGAGCCAATCCCCACCGTCAGCACGCCCGCCGGGCAGTAGTACGGGGTTTTACGGCAGTCCTCGTACTTCGCCATCTTCTGCTGTGCTTCCGGGCTGGTTCGCAGCGTCTGTGGCCACAGCGTGGCGGCCAGCGAGATGATCGCGGCGGTTGAGCAGGCAATAATGCGTTTTTTCATCGCTGCGCTCCCCGAATGCTGCGGATCAGTTCTTTCACGTCCTGGCGGTTCTCGGTGTCGTCGCGGATGGCGTCGATCAGTTCGTTCAGCAGCGTGTTATTGGTCTCCTGAATACGTGCCATGCGGCGGCGATGCAGTTCGCCAAACACGGCAGCGGCGATACCAATCAGCACGCCAATGGCGGCCAGCCAGTCCTTTTGCGTCATGACGCCGATGCTGGTCAGAAGCGTTGACCATGAGTACGTCACGCCATTCCAGATGCGGTTAATCAGGTCCATAGTTGTACGGTCTCCTGTGTCGCGGTGCTGCTGATTTCCGGCAGCTCCACCACCTGTCCGGCGTCGAGAAATATCTGACCGGCCAGCGCTTTGTTCGCGGCGAGGACGATCTCTGTCACGCCCTGCGTGGTGCCGTAGTGGCGCTGACACAGCAAGTCCACGGTATCGCCCTGCAATGCCTGGACTTTCATCAGAACGCCTCCGCAGTATTGCGAACGGTGCCGCGAATATCGGATATCGCCCAACGCGCATCACGCCACATATCATCGGCCTGTGAGGCCAACGCGACCGCGCGTTTCTCGCCTGCGTCTCCGGTGGTATCCACATCGCGGTTTGTGCCGAGAATGTGCGCCCGGGCGATGCTGAAGACAGCCCGGCGGAAGCGATGAACCTTCACGCTCTCGTCGTTAACCCTGACCGCCGGCACATCGGCCAGTCGGGCGTAACCCGCTGCCAGCTGGTCGGCCTGCCAGTCGGCAAGCTGATCGAGGGTATGAGACACACCCTCGATAACGGCCTGCTTCAGGCGCGAGGTGGTCACGGCGCCATTGATGCGCATCTCCATGCGCACATCGCTCAGGGCGATTTCCGGCCAGAAACTCCCGGCAGTGACTTTCTCGCCATCGTCGTCAGTGTCCGGCACATCCTCCGAGGAGGGGGTAACAGTGCGACCGGCTACAAGGCTCATCGCGTCGTCTCCTGAATAGGTGGCGGTGGGCGAACGGAGAAAAGAAAACGCAACGCGTTGCAGATCTCCGCCAGCGCACGGGGCGCAAGTCGGTTATTTTTTGACGGCAGGCGCTTTTTTCGCTGTTGTTTTGCGCACTGCCGGCTTACGGGTTGTACTTTTGCGGGTGGCTTTGGTCGCTGTGACGCTGGCCGCTACCGCCGGATCTGACGATGCTGCAGCTTCACCCGCGCCGTCCGCTGCGGTGTCTCCGGCCATGTCACCTGTGCCTTCAGCGCCATCAGTGCTGTCGGCGTTATCGTCGCCAGCTGCGCCGGCCGCCGCTGCGGTGGCTTTTTTCACCACGCGGGCCAGCCGGTCGATCTCTTTTTTCACTCCGGCGCCCGCATCCAGCGTCAGCGCCTGGCGCAGCAGCTCCAGCGCAGTGGCCTGCTCCTCTGTTGTGCCATTACGCAACGCAAAGGCCCGCACTTTGCAGAGCTTGGCGCGGACCACGTCGGGCATATCACTGCCGGCGGTAAACTCCGCAACCTCATCGAGCACCGCCAGATACGGCGTGACGTCGGTGGTATCGTCCGCCTTGACCTGCACCAGAATCGGATCGCAAATCTCATCAACCAGTACGGTCGCAGCGGTACGGTTGAAGCGGTCAGGCATCAGCAGACCATGCGTGACGACGTAGCGACCAATGCGGGCGGCCAGCTCGTAATCACCGGCATCAATCGCCCAGACCATCAGGGTGACAATCACCTCATCCTGTCGGCCGCTGTCGCCGTCGAGCGTGCCCTCGATCCAGCCCTCGTAGTGCGGCAGCAACTGGCGTTTCATCACCGCTTTCGCCTGGTCAGACTGCACTCGCTTTAATGCACTCTGATCCATGCGCAGCCGGTGCATGATCTGCTCGTGCGCCGTCCGCGCGGTATCGGACTGCTCGTCGGTTTTGCCATGACGCTCGGCCATGACCTTCTGAAAATGTTTTTGTGCCGGTGTCAGCATTGTTTCTTCCCCGATTAACGGCGGGCCGAAGCCCGCCAGTGCGCGGTTACTCGCCGCCCGGTGCTTCGGCAAAGGTGATGCCGTCGATAAAGGCCACTGCGCCGTAGTCTTCAACGATGAAGTCGTCGTTTGAGGACTGGTACGTTGCCACGCGGTTGTATTCCGGCTCTTCTTTGATCGTCCGGCGCAGACCGCCGCGCTGGTAGTAGATCGAGAGGTTTTTAAACGGCGTGATGAGAATGGCGTTGCCCGGCATGTAAGGCGCGATAAAGGTCGGCATGTTGCCTACGCGTTCCTGCGCAACAATCAGCTGACCGGCCAGCATTTCGGTGTTCGGGTTGGTCTGGCTCATGGCGTTGATGGTCGGGAAATTGCTGGTTGTCAGCAGATCGCCGGACAAAATCACCACATTGTCAGGGTTGCGCTTGTGCCATTCGTCCATGAGGCTGTTTTTGGCGTCATAGACCGCAGCCGCTACGTTGCCGTAGGTACCCTCGGCGATAATGGCGTTGTTCTGGTTACGTGAGGTGATCGTCACGCCGGTAATGCGACGGTGTGCCGCTTCGTTGCGTATTTTTTGCAGCCAGCCAACACCGCAATCCTGCAACAGGGGATTCGCCGCGCGGTCTGACGGGTCAGCGTAGCTGGTACCGTTAAAGCCGATCATGATGCGGTCAAGCGACATCTGACGGGCCATCGCTGAGCTAATCAGCGGCTGGAAGTTCGGCTGATGCGCCCATGCATCCATTTGCGCGTAGCTTACGGCGTAGTCGTAGTTGGTTTTACGGCACAGATAGTTGTACGGATCCATCTTGTCGTTAGAGCCGGGATTACGACGGTTGGTGGTGCTGTTGTTCACGCCCGCCAGCGGGCCTTTGCTGCCGATCAGGATTTTCTGGCCGATCTGTTCTTCAACGCCAAAAACGTTAATCAGTTTCAGAAAGGCGTCATCCTGCTGCGCGGCGGCTTCAAGGCGCTGCTGCACGGTCGGGTCAACGCTGAACTGTGCCGCAACGGCGGCAGCGCTGACGCCGTTCAGCTGTGCCTGGCGGGCAACGTAGCTGTCAAACAGCTTACGGGTAGGATTTCTCATGTCGGGATCTCTCGTTATGGATATCAGTAATCAGCAAGCTGCGCGTTAGCGTCGCCGTTCGCTGGCTGGCGCTGACTGAAATTGCCGTCAGTGCCTTCCAGCTGCTGACGCAGTGCGGCAAGGTCGGTAGTCAGCTTCTGGATGGCGGCCTTGTCCTGCTGGCGCTCCTGCTCGGCAGTGCTGAACTGCTCGCCCAGATCAACCTGAGACTGCGCCACCGCTTCAACGGCCTGATGCACCTGAGTGAAGCGCTGATCGTCTGTTTTCTGGCCCTTACCGAGAATGCCCATTACGCGGTTAAACCACTGTTTGCCCTCATCGCTACGCTGGGCGGCCAGTTCAATCACTTCAGCCTCGATCGCCTCGGTGATCATCGGCGCTTCCGCCTGCTGGTTGTTGAAGGCCATCACCGAGGCGCGTTGCTGTGCGGCAAATTTCAGGCGCTCAGTCCCCAGGCTTGCCGGGGTGTCGGTCATTGCCAGGCCCATCATGTAAGCCTTACCGTTAAGGGCAAACTGCGGATGCAGCTCAATACTGGAGTAGACCTTCTGATCTTTATCGGTCATCTGTTTCATGCGCTCGGAGGGTTCGATCTCCGCATAAAGTCCAGTGCGACCGGCCAGTGGTCCTTCGGTAATATCCTCGGCGCTCAGCGCCACAACATCCCCCATCGCGCCAAAATCGCTGCCGGGATACGGAGAGAGAAAGTGCTCGATGTTGACGCGTGCGGCGTACACCTCAGGGTTGTAGTTCGCCGCTGCGTCGCGGAGGTGCTGCGGCTGGATTTCGCGGCCATCCACGGTGTTACCGGAGACGGCAACGCGAAACTTCTTACGGGGTTTAGCTGTGCCTGCCATGTTCGTTTACTCGCTGGTTTTTGAGTTCCAGGTGATGATGGCAGGCGGTGACCCACGCGCTCAACGCGTTGTTGTTGTGAGGGAATCGCCACAACCAAAAGCGGGCGAAAGGGCACGCGCGCGCGGGTTAATCTCCCCGGCAGGAAGCGAGGAGGATTAATGGCGATTGAAGAAGCATTCATCATGCAACGGGCGCGGCAGCTCTACTGGCAGGGGTATCCGCCGGCGGAGATCGCACGCCTGATGGGTATCAACCCGAACACTGTGTACTCATGGAAAAAGCGCGATGAGTGGGATACCACACCGCCGATCCAGCGCGTCACGACGTCCATTGATGCACGACTGATCCAGCTAACCAGTAAAGACACAAAGACCGGGGGCGACTTCAAGGAAATTGACCTGCTGACGCGGCAGCTCAAAAAGCTGGATAACGGCACGCCAGTGACACAGCCGAAGAAAAAGATCCGCAAGAAACAGAACTTCTTTTCAGAGGCGCAGATCACCGCGCTGCGGGCCAGCATCATCGACTCGCTGCACTGGCATCAGAAAGGCTGGTATGAGAACCATCATCACCGTAACCGGGCCATCCTGAAGAGCCGGCAGGTCGGCGCGACCTGGTACTTTGCCCGCGAGGCGTTGTTGCGTGCGCTGTCTGATGATGTGAAGTACAAACATCAGCTCAACCAGATATTTCTGTCGGCCAGTCGTCGCCAGGCGTACCAGTTCCGCAGCTTCATTCGTTCCGCTGCTGCTGAAGTTGATGTTGAGCTAAAGGGCGGTGACATGATCCAGCTGTTCAACGGCGCGGAGCTGCACTTTCTCGGCACGTCGGCGGCAACTGCGCAGTCCTATACCGGCAACCTGTACTTTGACGAATTTTTCTGGGTCGGGCAGTTTGCCAGCCTGAAGAAAGTGGCCGGCGCAATGGCGACCCTGAAGGGGTTGACGCGCACCTACTTCTCCACACCATCAGCAGAGAGCCACGAAGCGTACCCCTTCTGGTCAGGTGAGGCCTTCAACAAAGGTCGCAGCCATGGTAAGCGCGTGGAGTTCGACACGTCCTGGAAGACGCTTAACAGTGGGTTGATGTGCCCGGATAAAATCTGGCGCCAGATCGTCACGTTGCAGGATGCGGTCGATAACGGCTGGGATCTGACTGACATTGACGAAATCCGGGAGGAAAACAGCCCGGAAGAGTACGACAACCTCTACGCCTGCACCTTCATCAAGAACGGTGAAACGGCCTTTGACTACAACATGTTGCTGAGCTGCGGTGCCGATGGTTACGACGAGTGGCCGGACTGGAAGCCCTACGCCATGCGCCCGATGGCCGATCGCCCGGTGTGGATTGGCTACGACCCCAATGGATCCAGCGGCAAGGGCGACAGCGGGGCCATCTCTGTTAACGCGGCGCCACTGATCCCCGGCGGTAAGTTCCGCACCATCGAGACCATTCGCGTGCGCGGCATGGAGTTTGAGGCGCAGGCCACCATGATTATTAACATGCTCACGCGCTACAACGTGCAGCACATCGGTATCGACGGCAGCGGCATTGGCGAGGCGGTTTACCAGCTCGTGAAGAAGCGCTTCCCTGCGGCGGTGTGCTACCAGTTCTCGCCAGCCAGCAAGCGCATGCTGGTACTGAAAATGCTGCAACTGATCCGCGCCGGTCGCTGGGAGTATGACCGGGGAGAATATGACCTGATCACTGCCTTCTGTGCTGTGCGCAAAGTGGTCACGCCTGGCGGCGTCATCACTTATGACACCGACCGTGCCCGTGGTGTGAGTCACGGCGATCTCGCCTGGGCGACCATGCTCGCCACTGTTAACGAGCCGCTTGGTCAGGAAGGCGGCAACACTATGACTGTTATGGAGTACTGATGAGCAGACGAAAATCCCCGCGCGGCAGGCAGTATGCCAGAGAGCAGGCAGACCTCGCCGACGCGCTGAAGTCAGCCCCCGGCCTGAGCGCGTTCACGTTCGACGGCCCGTGGCCGGTGACCGGTGCTCATGACCTGCTGGATAACATGTACTGCGCCAACAATGGCCGGTACTACGAGACACCGATCAGCTGGTACGGACTGGCCCGCCAGTTCGGCTATGCGAGCTGGCACCAGTCGGCGCTGTTCTTCAAGCGTAACGTGCTGGCCGGATGCTTTATCCCGCACAAACTGTTATCGCGCCAGGCGTTCTCCGCCTTTGCGCTCGACTGGTTTGTGTTCGGCAATGCGTACCTTGAGATGCGTCGCAATCGCCTGCATGGGCCAATGGGTTTTCGTAACTCACTGGCGAAGTACACCCGGCGTGGTTCCGACCTCGACACCTACTGGTTTATTCAGTCCGGACTTGATGATCACCCGTTCGAAACCGGTTCGGTGTGCCATGTGATCAACCCGGATATTCACCAGGAGATCTACGGCATGCCGGAGTATTTCGCCGGCCTGCTGTCGGCGAACCTGGCGCACTCCGCCGACAAGTTCCGCAAGCTCTACTACGACAACGGGTCGCATGCCGGCTGTATCGTCTATGTCAGCAGCGCAGTGGCTGACGGGGAAAGCCTGGAGAATCTGAAGAAAACATTGACGGATACACGACACGGTGGTGCGTTTAAAAACATTCTGCTGAGTGCGCCAGGCGTCGGCAAAGATGCCGTGCAGATCCTGCCGTTCAGCCAGATATCAGCAAAGGATGAGTTTGTCGGCGTGAAGTCATCCACGCGTGATGACATGCTCGCGGCTCACCGCGTGCCACCGCAGCTGATGGGCGCCATCCCGGAAGGTAACGGATCATTTGGCGACGTCGAGAAGGCTGCGAGGGTATTCGCAGTCAACGAGCTGACGCCGGTGATGGAAGCGATGAAGCATGTCAACGACTGGCTCGGTGAAGAGGTGATCCGCTTCAACCCTTACGCGTTGCTGACGCCGCAAGACTAAAAACCCCGCCAGTGGCGGGGTTGGGCTTACTTAAGTGAGACGGGGTACCGCTTTTGAATGGCTTTCTGGATGTGGCTTTTAATCTTCAATGCCACCTCTGAATAAGAGTATTCATCAGTACCCATAACAAAAACCGGAATGGGCTTATCTTCATCCACACTGATCGCGACATCAATCCCATCGCCTCCCGCAGACATCACCTGCAGCTTGACCGGAACGGTAACAGCAGGCAAATCCCTGTCGCTACCCGTCGCAGTACGCAGAACCATTTGCAGGGTACCATCGGTTTGCATTGGCATCTCATTAATGCGAGCGGGCTGAAAGGTGCCGCCACTCCCAATAAAACCAACATCAACATACGGACGACGCTCGCCGCGTTCATCGATCCAGTGCTCAGCTGGCAGGCCCAACCAGCCCTTGTAAAATGATACCAGCCGTGTTGCCTCACGTTTAATGAGGCGCTCTACATCTTTCTTCTTTTCTTCAACCGCAAAACTTAACTGACACAGATCGTCAAAGTGGCTCATTGCTCACCTCGTAGACGTATTTAACTCACGCCCATTTTGCCCGTCGCGACAACTGCTGGCAAGGCTATCCACCTTTAAAGCCGCAAGCATCATTGCCATGCTTCACCAGCGCCATTCTGGCGGGCTTTTGCCTGCGCACTCGCCGGATGCACCGCGAAAGTGCGCGCCCGGCAGGCGGCTTTTGGCGAAGCATACCGCCCCCTTCCCTACCCCCAAAGCGCGCGCTTGCTCCCCCGCCTCGCCTGCGCGCTAAACATGTCTCTTTTTGTGCACTTTGCACGAACCTTCCAAGCCCGCCAG